TTAATGTCATATATATATTTTGTTTTTCTAAATGAGCTAATAAAAACTCAAAATTTATTAATTGCATATTTGGATCTACACCACCTGACATCTCTTTAATCTCTGTTTTTTTTTTAATTATTTGGTCTATTATATTAGTAGTATAACGATTAATAATAAGTTGCTCTATTATTTTTGATATTAAATAATATGTATATATTTCAATCATTGATTCTGGAGGTTTTATATATTTTTTAATATATGTGTTAGCTGTTGTATAAAAAGGTTCTGTAATGTTAATATTATTTAGTATGTCGATAATTAAATAAATGGTTGTATATTTGTAAAAATCATCAAAATTTACATATACTGATGGGGGCAAACTATCTTCCTTATTTGTTACAAATGATGAGTTTATTGCAGCTATAGATTTATTATTTAAATAAGGATTATTTAAATATTGCTCATGCGATGTAGTATAATCAGGTATATCATATATATTAAATAATCCAATATTATGTAAGTCTCGTTTTGTTACTTTCTTAGTAATTTCTGTTAATTTGGTAGTTTTATCTAATACATCAAACATATTAGAATAAGTATAATATAAATATTTAATTGCTTCATTTTTACGGGGTAATTGAAAAAAATTAAATTGTCCCAATTCAATTGCATTACCTGGTTGAAAAATATAATGATATAGGTAATAACTAGAATTAATTTTATTTAATAGTTGTGCAAATTGATCATATTGTATAGGGTTTTCTAATAATTGTAATTTACTACCATTTGAGTTAATTTCGGGTATGTTTTCTAACCACTCTTTAATTTGTGGATTTGTTTTAGATAAACTATTTAATTGTGCTTCAACTTCCTTATATGATTTATAATAATTATCAATTATTTTTGAGAACGTAATTATGTTAAAATAATATGTAGTATAGACATCTTTAATATTAGATTTTTTACCTGTTATAAAACGGTGTATTTCCTTATAAATTAGATTATATATGTTTTTAATTAGTGTTTGATAGTATTGAATTTTATCATATAGAAAAATAAAATAAGAAATTGTAGTTGGTAAAATAATTGGTTTTTCATATATATTATAAAAATCAGCATATTCATCATAATTATACTTATACCTATTTATTTTGTCTTCTAAGTTCTTAAATATATAGTCATTTATAAATTTTATAAAATCTACCATAAAATTTATTAAATCGCCCATATCTTTATCTGTGACGTTAGCATCAAAAACACTCGGAACTTCATTAGCATTAGTATATTCAGATATTATATTTCTAATCAATACGAAATCATTATTAAAATATTTAAACCGATCATTTCTAAAATTGTTTATTGCATCATATATTGCATCTAATTCAGTGTCTGAATATCGATATTGTGGATATTTTACAAAATTTATATTATAGGAGGTAAATTCATTATTATTAGCATCAGCTATATTATTTTCCCAGAATTCTAATATATTATTTATTGTAATAAATAGCTCTTCAAGCTTTTCGAAAGGAATGCTGTATTCATCTCCCAGGTTAGACTGGGCATGATTTATATATAATTTGTTAATACTTCCTATATAATTATTATTATTTACAGTGGTTTTCGTTAATAGTATCTTTTTTTTCATACTATTAATCAATATTTGCTCTTCCTTATTAAAATTATCTTTATTAATATAAGTAAATTGTAATGCTAAAGGCACTTGATACTTTAGTAATTCATTAGTTGTATCGTATACTGTATGAAACCAAACTAAGGCTGGGTCTGGAGATATTATAGAACCTGGCATAAATTTGGTTTTATCGGACATTTGACTTAATCCGTTTATGTATGTGGCAGTATCTATCATATTAAGTGTGCCTTCATAATATAAACCTAAAATATGTGCAATAATAAAATGTGTTTTTATTATTTGATTATATTTTTCTTTTATCAGATCAGATGGTACTGTAGCACCAGTTGCACCAGTAGCACCAGTAGCGCCAGTTAAACCAGTTGCACCATCTGGATCAGTGGTTTGTAAACTATTAATAACATTCAAATATCCATAATGACTAGGCATTAAAACTATGTCATTTGGTATTTTGTTGTCGAATATTGATATGTCTATTAGGGGGTTTAGAATAGTAGCATCATTGGTTAAACTATCAATAATACTAATTGGTGTAAATACATCTAACCGAGTATTCGTATTATATTTATTTAATAAATATAAAAAATCTAATATAGTTTGTTTTAATGGTTTATTACTCATTTGTTTATATTCATCAAGTATCATATTACATAATATATCTATAAATGTATCATATTTTTTTTTATAAGTATTATAATAAGTTTTTATATTTACATCAGTAGTGATGTTTTTAATAAACAGATCAATGTTATTTTCCCGCGCAGTGATGGTACCTGGTATAAAATAGTTTTGTATTAAATAATACATATAATTTATATTTGACATCTGGATTAAGTAGTTTTTATGTATCTTAGTTATATCATTATAAATAGTAGAAAAGTCGCTAAAATCATCTGAATCATATAATAATATTATTATTATATTAATAAGTATAATAGAATAATCACTACTATTTGTTGTACTTATAAAGTCTGTATTATTTTTTGTAATTAAACTAATTAAATGTGGTTTTAATGAATTAAATATACTTGCTTTAATATTAGTTGTATCATTTAGATTATTTATTAATATTAATAATTTAAAACTTACACGACCTATTAAATTACTTCTAGATGCCCTACAACTACAATCTGTCCACATATTAAATATCCATGCACCTAAATCAAAATCTTTATTATCTTTATTATCATTCCACAGCGAAAACCATTTGTTACTAAAATTGGTATTATCAGATTTAATAGTGTTCTCCGAATTTAATTTATATTTAATAGCACTTTTGGATAAAAATAAATAGGTTTCAATATTTTGTTTAATAATATCCATATGTGATTTTATTAATTCTTCATCATTATCATAATTTATTAGTTGATTATTATCTTTAGGTCGAAGCATATAATCTATTAAATCGTCCTGATCGGGGGTTATCAATTTCACAATTATTTCATTTATTTCTGCACCTATGTCATAATCATTAATGTTATTATAACCTAAACGAATATATCTTGGACCACCCGTATATTTAAGTGTTTTAAAATTAATAATACTGGATGCATTATCTGATGCTGTTTTATATCGTAATTTATCATCTTGATCCATAAACCGTTTTTTAATATCCGAAGAAGAATATCTATCTGTATTTTTTTTTTTAACCTTTTGTGAAAGTTTGTTAGGGTCCTCTGTACGAAAGTGAACGTAGCCTTGATTCTCACGCCATTGAGACTTTTTTTTATACATATAAGTCTTTATTAATTGGATTATTTCTTTTATATACATATCATAATATATTATTTTATATATATCTATATTATCATCATCTACTAAATCAATTGTATAAGGAGTAAACTTTTGTGCAAGTTTTATGAGTTCATTATATTGTTCTTTAATAGTTGTTTTAATACTTTTGCTAATATCACCATCTTTAATAAATGCATAATCCCCAGTGGCACCTTTTGGAAATATCAACGATGTTGGCGTTTTTGGATGCACTAGCAACTCTTTCAAAGGTTTAACTAAAAATATGTTATTTATTCTTTGCGTTATCTTAGTTTCAAATATTTTTTCAGATTGTAAAGTATCTCCTGCTGAATAAATAGAGTCTGTTGATCTTAAATCAACAAGTTGTGCATTTGTAAACTCTTGAATAATTTTTTTAATTTCTGCGTCATCACTTATAAATGCAATTATGGTTTCTTGTATTGTATCAAAAATAGGAAGTTCTTTTAACAGTTCTAACTGTTTAATTGTATATGTTTTCATATTATTTATTAATTCTATTTTAGCAAAATTAACATTATTTGTAGAAGGTATAAAATCTATAAGTTCTGTAGGGGGAACCGGATTAATACTACCATTTAATAAATAATGAAATGATGTGAATCCTGAATTATCTTTAAAATTTGGGTTTGCGTGGTTTTTTAATAAATATTCAACTATTTTTTCTAATTGCTGATTACATGCTAGGTGTAATGCAGTGTGATTATATTTATTAGGTTTATCTGGGTCAACACCATTATTTATTAAAAATTTTATAACACTTAATTTAGCTAATTCAGAAGATTTAGATGGATTATTAATAAGAATATGAATTAATGAATTTTTAGTATCATCCGTTATAGTAAATGGTATCTTATACATAAGATTACATTGTAATATTTCATGAGTATCAAGTGATAAAACTGCATTAAACATATCTGTTTTTCTTTCAATATCGTATAATGGAAGTGGTAAATGCGATTTATCGAATTTATTTAATTTATTTGCAATTGAACTCATATTATTAGATATGATATAATTTAATTTAAATTTAAACTTAAATTTAAATTAAATAAATATTATCAGATAAATTAAAATATTTTATATTTTATTATTTCCACACCCGCAATTACTTATTTTATCAGTAATAGATAAACATTTGCCATGCACGGCACATGTATTAATACTTTCTAAATATGCACGTTCACGATTAATAATAGTATTACCATTATCTTGTAAAAATCGTTTATAATCTTGAGCAGAATTAATATTATTAACATTACGAATATATTGTTCAAAAATACTATTATCTAAATAATTAGTTATAAATCTTCCATCTTGCATAAGTGGCGGGCATTTGTAATTAAAATAACGATTATCCATTATTATATATATATAATTAGATATTTTTTAATTCAATAATTTCCATAATTAATTCATTTTTTGTTTTTGGTTTATAAACACCATTTATTTTTTTATTTATATGTATTTTATTATCTTCTGCTATTTTTTTTATTTCATATAATTTATGTTTATCTAAATTTTCTAACAATGTATTAGTATTATCTGGAATACTTTCTAATAATTTATTAGTATTATCTGGGATACTTTCTAATTTATTAGTATTATCTGTGATACTTTCTAATAATGTATTAGTATTATTCGGAATACTTTCTAATAACGTGTTAGTATTATCTATTTGTTTTTTATCTTGTGTATTTTCACAAGAATCATTTTCATTTGAATAAACTGCTAAATGACAGGGGGAATCTATATTAGTAGAATAATCACAATGTTCTGAATTATCTTCATCTATTATTATTAAATTATTTATTTTTTGAGTATAATTACATGTGTTTATCATTGGATGTAAATCGCTAATTATATTTAATTTTATTTTAGATAAATTATCAATTATATGTTCTGCAGATTCATTGCACTGCTTTACAGTGCAAGTTAGCTTATCGTGTGTTATAGGATCAATTTCTGCAGTTGCTGTATCAGGTTCACTGCCTTGTAAAGTAGTGCAAGGTTCAGTTATAATTGGTTTAACTATCGCTATTTTATTAGGAAATTGTTGTAATTTAGCAATATTATTAGTAGAATCATGTATATTAATAATATCTTTTTCTATTCTATTAATTTTTGTTCGTAAATATTCAATTTCTCTATAAATAAAATAAACTACTATTGTTAGTCCTAGTAAAATGATAAATTTGTAGTCAAAAAATTTCATATTAATATTTATAGATATTCTTATATTTTTATAAACTCACTTTATAAATTACTATAAAATTTATAAATTACTATAAAAATTTTATTTAAAATTATTTAATTTAAAAATATTTAGTTTTTTTCTATATATATTTAATGACATCTCCTACCGATATACAAATCACTAAAGTTGATTTAACACTTTTCATAACTTTCCTAACAGTATCACACGTTATTTCTTATCAATTATTCCCCGGGCGCACCCTTTTTGATAATGACTGGATAAATTCAACCGTTGCTACATTACTTGCAGTTGCCCTACACGGTTTAGTAACAAATAAGTTAAGTGCAACCATTAACTCTCAACTTGATACTAAAAATGAAGGAATTGAATCGTCGGTGTATGATCTTGTTAAATTCGGTACTATTTTCGCAGGTGGTAAAATAATTTATGATTTAATGAGAAACGCGCCGATTGATGGGTTTGATCAGTCGTGGTTCACCAAACATGGTGCAATCATTGGTGGTTATGCACTCTTCAATATGATGCTTAAACAGTATGTACCAACTGTGTCCAATAAACAGCAGCCTCTAGTAAATGATATTATTAAAGTATCTGCAGGTGCTTTATTATCTACTTATGTTATGACTAAAGCATTCCCTGCTAATGACATGTACGACCTTGGTGCAACATTAGCCGGTTTTACTGTTTTCCATTTATTAACTAAACAGCTTGTTGTTCCTATGGAAAAGTTCGCACAACAGGGTGGGATTTCTGTTAATTGCCCCTAAATATAACTAAAAATATTCAAACATATTAAATTAATATAATAAATTATTATATTAATTTAAAACAAAAGTATTATTTATAAATATTAATATAAAATGACTGGAGGAATTATACAAATGGTAATATCTGGAAAACAAGATATTTATTTAACAATTAATCCAGAAATTACTTTTTTTAAAAAAGTATATAAAAGACATACTAATTTTTCGACAGAATTAATTGAAATTATACCAGAACAGACAATTAATTTTAAGGATGAATTATCATTTATTTTAAATCAAGGTGATGCAATACATAGATGTTATTTTGAAATAACATTACCGTCTTATAGTTTTTCAGATAAATACATTACTAATACTTATTATATAGAACGGAAAAAAACAATTATATCTAATTTAACTACACAATATAATACATATAAAACATTATATGATAATTTAAAAGGTTTTGTAGATGTTGAAAGTAATTTATATAGAATTTTATATAATATTTTACAAACAGAAAATATTACTTTAACAATTTTAAAAGACCAAGTTGCATCATTTAATTATAAAAATAAATTAACAAAAGATTTATATAAAACTAAAGTTGATGAAGTAATATTAAATGAAATTAATATATCTAATTATATTTCTAAATTAACATTATTAATTACAAATGATAAAATTTATGATTCTACAAAATTTATATCAAAAACAGAAATTTTAACTAAAATTAATATTTATTATGATCAAATGGTTTATTATTTAAATTATTATAATAATTTAATAAATGACACACAAACTAAAATTGATGCTATAATACAACCTAATCAAATTAATTTTAATTTTGCAGAATATTTAGGTCATAGTTTTTTTGAATATGTTAAATTAGAAATTGGTGGCACTGAATTTGATAAATATACAAAAGATATTTTACACATTCAACAAATGCATAATGTTAAACCTGATCAAATGTCTAATTATTTAACTATGATAGGGCATACTCCAGAAATGACTACATATAATAATAATATTAAAGGAAATAGAAAAATTTTAGTTCCTTTAATATTTTGGTTTAATAAAAATTCTGGTGCTAGTTTACCACTTGTAGCAATGCAATATTCAACTGTTATAATAAATACTAAACTAAGTGATATTTCTAAAATATTATGTTTTGAAAATTATGATAAAAATTATTTAGATGTTATAAATGTTACAGTATCTAATGTTATTAATTTCACATTAAATACAAAATTAAAATACAGTTCTTATTCTATTAATATAAATAATAAATCAATTAGTTATGTATGTAATATAATTAATAATGAATTATTATTATTAAAATTTCCTGAATTAAATGAAACACAACGAACATTAATATTAAAAACAAATGGAACATATAGCGGCACAGGTGATTTAAAAGCTGGTGTTAATTATACTATGAATAAAGATCAATGGTTTCACTTTCTAATGACTATAACTGATCCAATATACAAAGATTTTATATATAAAATAATGTCTTATTACCCTTACATTAATTATAATTTATATAGTAGTAGTATTGAAGTTCCTGATATAAAATTAATATGCGAAGCAGTATTCTTAGATGATATTGAAAGAACACAATTTGCTAGTGGAAAACTTGAATATATTGTTGAACGTTTTGTTTCAGATACATTTACAATTAAAAATACTAATTCTTTTGATTGTGAATTATCTTTTAATAATCCATGTAAAGAATTAATATGGTATATTCAACCTAATTTATTTATTGATGGATATTCGCCATTTGGACAAAATTATGAATTTAAATTTGATATAAATAATTATAATAATAAAAATATATTAATTAATCAAAAATTTATATTAAATCAATTAGATGTATTATTAACAAATGTTGATGATAATTATTATACATATGTTTTATCTTATAAATTACTAAATAATACATTACCCAAAGGTCTTTATTATCATTCATTTTGTTTATATCCAGAAGAAACACAACCATCTGGAACATGTAATTTTAGATATATTAAAGGCAAACAATATAATATAGTGCTTAATTCAGTTTGGCAAAAAGAATATTTAGCACAATTAAAAATACTTTTTACTTCAACTAATACAATTAATATTAAAAATATATTAATATTAAAAATGATTGGTAAAATATATGATTTATTTGTTGTGACACACGGACAGGGTAAATTATTATTTAATTAAGATAGTATATATTATTCATGCATAATAATTTTGATATTGGAATATAATTTATTAAAGTATTAAATTGGATACATGTTAAATTATATGAATTAAATAATTTTATTAAAATATTTATTAATTTTGTAATTTTTTTATAAATTATAATCATATATTGTATTATATTCTTATGCGGTAAGTCATAAAAATCTTTAACTTTTATTAATGGTATTTGTAATGACACAAAAATATCCTGATTAAATAAATCTAATATACACATTAATCTTTCAATAACTTGTGATATAATATATTCATAATTTGTATTTTTATTAGCAAATAGAATACTTATTTTATAATTAAATGGTTCTTTACATTTTGCACAATCAAAAATACTATTAAATCTTTCTTTTAATTTGAATAAATAATTATATTTTTCATATGATAATAAGTTCCAAAATAAATCATTTGTATAATGTGTTCGCCATTCATTTATTGTAAGTAATAATTTCATTTTCTTTAGATATAATTTATTAAAATTATATACAACAATGCATGATAATGGATAATCTATTATTATATTTATAATATAATCTATATCATATTCTAATAAATACACTTTATTATGTTTAATATAATTTTTTATCATAAAACTTAATTCATCATCTGTTAGTGTGTTAGTAGAACTTTTATTTTTATGTAATAATTTATGTAAAAAGATTCTTAAATAATTCATACTATATAAGGTTATAAAAAAAATTGATAAATATATATAAAAATATAATTATCAACTATAACAACTATAACAATTATGACAACAAAAAAATCTGATGCTGAGAAATATAATAAAATTGGACAAGTTGAGCATATATTACTCCGTCCAGATACTTATATTGGTGATATTGAACAAACTACAGAACTTATGTGGATATATAATAAAGAGTCTATAGAAAATGAAGAGTTGCCTAAAATTATTAAAGATAATATTACATATACTCCAGGTTTCAGAAAAGTATTTGATGAATTATTAGTAAATGCGCGAGATGCATCTGAAAATGATCCAACATGTGATACAATCAAAGTTAATTATAATATGGATGAAGGATATATAAGTGTTTATAATAATGGAGATATTGGTATTCCTGTTGAAGAACATCCTGTACATAAAATACTTGTTCCAACAATGATATTTGGTGAATTATTAACTAGTTCAAATTATGATGATAGTGAAGCGCGAACAACAGGAGGGCGAAATGGATATGGAAGTAAGTGTGCAAATATATTTTCAACAAGGTTTATTGTTGAGATAGATGATGCTAAAAGAGGCAAACGTTATAAACAAGAATGGACTAATAATATGTTTCAAATTGATAAACCGTCTATTACAAAACTACCAGCTAAAACTAAAAGTTCTGTTAAAATAACATTTTATCCGGACTTTAAAAAATTTAATATGAAAGGACTTGATAAAGACCATAAAGCTTTATTCTATTGTAGAACTATTGATATTAGCGGAACTAGTAATAATAAACTTAAAGTATTTTTTAATGATACAAAAATAGAATCTAATAATTTTAAATCTTATATTGAATTATATTATCCACCAAAACAATGTGAATTATATTATGATATTAATGAAAGATGGCAAGTTGGTGTTATTTATAAACCTGATGCAGGAGGAGATATTATTAGCTTTGTTAATGGTATTAATACATTTAGAGGCGGAACACATTGCAATCATGTAATGGATAATATAATCAAAGTATTAATTAATGATTATATTAAAAAGAAAGATAAAGAGATTAAAATTACACCATCAATATTGAAAGAAAATTTAGTCTTTTTTATTAATTCAGTTATTATTAATCCAACTTTTAGTTCTCAAACAAAAGATACATTAATGAGTAAAGCAGATAAATTTGGTTCAAAATATGACCCATCTGTGCCATTTTTAAAGAAACTTGCTAAATGTGGAATTGTAGAACAAGTTATTAATCTTGCTAAATTTAAAGAAAATGCAGGACTTAAAAAAACAGATGGGAAAAAACAAGTTAAAATTTCTGGAATTCCTAAATTAGAAGATGCTAATAAAGCAGGTTCCAAAGATTCTGACAAATGTACACTAATTCTTACAGAAGGTGATTCTGCAAAAGCTACTGCTATGGCTGGTTTAGGTGTTATAGGTAGAGATTATTATGGTGTTTTCCCATTGAAAGGAAAATTACTAAATGTCCGAGAAGCAGGAGCTGCACAACTACTTGCAAATGAAGAAATTAAAAATATTAAATTAATTTTAGGATTAAAACAAGGTGAAGATTATTCAACAGAAGATAAATTTAATACACTTAGATATGGTCATGTATTAATGCTTACAGATCAAGACACCGATGGTACACATATCAAAGGATTATTTATTAATATGTTGCATAGTTTGTGGCCATCGCTTGTTAAAAAAGATTCATTTGTTCAAAGTTTAAATACACCTATTGTTAAAGCTACAAAAGGTAAAAATATAATTACCTTTTATAATTTGTCTGATTATGATAATTGGAAAGCTACACCAGAAGCAAGTAATTTTAAAATTAAATATTATAAGGGGTTAGGAACATCAACAACTCTTGAAGCAAAAGAATATTTTGATAATATTGAAACAAAACTTTTAAATTATATTTGGCAAAATACTATTACAATAGAACCAAATATTTCATCGGATACATCAGATACTATTAAAAAGAAAAGTAAAACTAAATTAATTACAGAAACTGCAGATGATACTATTAGTGATGTATTTATTCCAATTCATGATGATGATGATGCTATAAGATTAGCATTTGATAAAACAAGAGCAAATGATCGTAAAAAATGGTTAATGTCTTATAATAAAAATGTTGTTCTTAATTATGAACAAAAAATAATTCCTTATTATGATTTTATTCATAGTGATTTAATTCACTTTTCTAATGAAGATTTATATAGATCTATTCCATCAGTAATAGATGGACTTAAACCATCGCAACGTAAAATATTATATGGAGCGTATTTAAGAGGTTTAGATAAAACAGAAGTTAAAGTAGCTCAGCTTGCAGGTTTTGTATCAGACAAAGCAGCATATCATCATGGTGAAATGTCATTGAATGGAGCAATTATAGGTATGGCGCAAAATTTTGTTGGTTCAAATAATATTAATATATTATTACCAGCAGGACAATTTGGAACAAGATTAAAAGGTGGTTCAGATGCAGCATCACCGCGTTATATCTGGACAAGCTTAGAAAAACTAACAACACTAATTTATAATCCATTAGATAATCCAATATTAAAACAACAAGATGAAGATGGCGAACCAATTGAACCTGAATTTTATGCTCCTATTATTCCAATGATATTAGTTAATGGTGCAGCAGGTATTGGCACTGGTTTTTCAACAAAAATACCACCATATAATCCTCTTGATATTATTAAAAATTTGAGATTAATATTAAAGAATAAAGAATGTCAACCAATGGACCCATGGTGGCAAGGATTTAATGGAACAATATCAAAAATAGATGATTATAATTATGAGATTTATGGTTCATGGTCTATTAATGGTAATAAATTAACTATTACAGAATTACCGGTAGGTGAGTGGACAAGTAATTATAAAGAATTTTTAGAAAAAATGTTAAATGATATTCCATTACGTAGTCAGGTAGATACTAAGAAAATAAAAAAAGTTAAAAAAGAAAATCCATTTATTTCATACAAAGATAATAATACAGATTCCAAAGTGCAATTTGAATTATTATTTGAAGATGGTTATTTACAAGATACACCTGAAATAGATAAATTATATCATTTATATAAAAAGTATTCAATTACAAATATGCACTTGTATGGACCCGAAGGACATATTAAACATTATAATACAGTTGAAGATATTATCAGAGATTATTATAAAATACGTTTAGCATTATATAGTGATAGAAAAGCACATCAATTAGCAATTATTGAACATCAATTAAAACTTATTAGTTATAAAGTTAAATTTATATTATTAGTAGTTAATAAAAAATTAGAAATTAATAATAAAAAACGAAGTGATATTGAAGAACAACTTGTTAAAGCACAGTTTCCACAATTAGCACGTTCAAAAGATGATGATAAAATATCATATGATTATCTTTTAACAATGCCTATTTATAATTTGACTATGGAAAAGATAAATGAATTAAAACAACAAGAACAAGACAAAGAAACAGAATATAATACACTTAATAGTAAATCACCAAAAGATATATGGATTAGTGAATTAGATATTTTAGAATCAGAATATAATAAATGGTATGAATTAAAAATTAAAGAAAATACACCAATTATTAAAAAGAAAAAATCTAAAAGTATTAAATAATTTATTAATTTCTAATTAATAATATAATATTATGGAACCTAAACAAAAATTATCCAGTCAAATGTTAGATAATAGTAAAAGTGTTTTATCTAATTTATTTCAATTTTGGTTTATTTTTAAATTAATTTTATTATTTATTTTATATTTAATTAGTAATTTCTTATTTGACCGAATTAATAATGGTGAATTAAAACCTATTTTTGAAAGTGAGGGTAATAATAAAACACTAAATATTGAATTACCAAATAATGTAATATTTAAATTATTAATTACATTAATTATGATAATTACCAGCAGTTTTATATATAGCATGTTTTTTAAACCATTTAGTGATGCGTATTTTAAATCAAGAGAATAAAAAAATTGATATATATATTAAAATTATATATAATAATTTTAATATTATACCTTTTATCCGACCGCCTGTGTCAAACATGCAAGACAATACGCGCAAAACGGTAATGTATAAAAGTTGTGCTAATAACATACCAGTTGCGCTATGCGCCTACAGAGACATAACGCTTGGCTGTTTGTCAATTGCCGAATCATGTTCAAGTTTGTGTAATCAACGAAAGTCGCGTCGTGTTGCCAGCATTAATGCAGGTTCATCATCATATGCCTCGTCATAAAGATCCTTCAAAGAAGCAAAACTTCCTAGGGGTATGGTATGTGAACTATTGATAGCACGGTAAGAAGTGCTAGAGCCAATGAATTAAGTGCAATCGACACCATTCGCCCGCGGAGGAAGCAGTTGCACTTATTCACTAGCAAAAAATAAATTTTTATTTTAAAACAAATTATACAAAAATTTATATATATTTATTTTATATATAATCAAATACATAAGCTTTAATTGAACTGGATATGTAACACTATGTGAAATAGATGATAAAAATATATTAAATACCTAGTTTATATTTTAATTGCAAATATTTATTTTTATATTTTAAATATTTTTTATAATTAGGATCACCCTCATCATTATGTTCATCCTCATCATTATGTTCATCCCCCTCATTATAAGTATAAGTATTAGTATAAGTATCAGTATTAGTAGGAGTAGCATAATCACTTATTATTGGTGTCTCAGCATTAAACTCATTTAATGCTATTAGTATACGCGCTTCAAATGCATCATGTTCTGGGTCGGGTTCTTCCTGGTAGTCCATCTCAAATTGACCATTGTCTATAATTATTCGTCGGGCTGGTCCACCACGACCATCATATCGAATATGAGTTGATCCGATGGCTGACCCCGATGGACCTATATGAAAACTTATATGCGCATATCTACGACCATTTGAATTTATGTTTATAAAAATATCATATGGAGACTCACTATCCTCTGGGTTTACACGTGCAGTTACTGTATACGGCGCCCACCTGCGGGTATTATAGTCCCAATCTAGGTGCGTCTTGATCTTCCTTGCTAAATTGTGCCTATTATCATGAAGGGCCCAATATTCAAGGCTTTGACTTACTGAGCGGTTGCGATGTGGATCCTGATAAGGGTTATCATCAGCCATTTATATATAAATATTTAGATATTTAATTTTTTAATATCTAATAATTTTTTATAATGTACTTGAGACAATGTATCATAGCCTCTATTTAGACAGTATAGATTTATGCCATTGTCGTGATGGAGATCTATTGCGGTGACTTATGTATAGCAAAAAATAAATTTTTATTTTAAATCAATTCAATAAAAAAATTGATATATATATATATTATAATTATATATATAATAATTTTAATATTCATACCTTTTCTCTGACCACCTATGTCAAACATGCAAAACAATACACACAAAACGGTAATGTGTAAATGTGGTGCTACTAAAATTAAATGTCCTTTTGGTAATAAATGTAAGTTTGCTCATAGTCTTGATGAACAAAAATATATTAATCAATTTATAGCAAAATTAGATAATAAAATAACTACTATTAAATATAAAGAATTTTATGAAGGTTTAAAAAAATTATATTTATCAGAAATTATTAATAAACCATGTATTCAAGAAATATATGAAAGTTTAAAAAAATATAGTCCACAAATACCAAAAATTATTCCAGAAAATTTTATTGAATTATATAAAATATGGCATACTTTAGCAACATTTGATTCAAATAAATTTAAAATATCTGAAAATGATAAAGAATATTTACTAGCAATTAGATATTTAATACCGTGTAAAATAGAAGAAAGTGGTAAATTTTGCATATATGGTAAAAATTGTTATAGCGGACATCGTATTAATGGCAAACAAATATGTATTAAAGATTTAATATTTGGTAGTTGTGATTGTCCTGAACAAATGCAACATAATCAGCATCCATATTTACATTTGGTAAGAGATTTTAGTCATGAACCATTACAACCACCCATTAAAAATATACCTATAATTGCAACATATGAAACAGAATACCCATTATTATCTACAAAAGAAAGTACCAAAGCTACAAAAGAAAGTACCAAAGCTACAATAGTAGAACCAATAAAAATCTCTTATACTAATATTTGTAATCGTAACATACAAATACAAAAAGATACTAGTTTAATACCCGTTTCTATTAATTATATTAAACCAATTATAATAAATAATATAAATCCAGATATTGTTGGAAATGATTGTCAGATTGCATTAAATAATCCAGAATTATTTAAACAATATGAAAAAGACCATCCAACTTATAATATCACATTTACAAGCTGGCTTAATAAAGATTCATTAAAAAGTCAAGCGTATAATATTGTATTATTTCATAATATCTCTTTTAATAATGCATTATATTATGTTAAAAATAAATTAAAAGAAATGAATATAAGTATTAATGAATTTATTACTTATATTAATAAATATCAAATAAAATCAGTATATAAATGGATTGAAGTAAAT